ATCTCCGCTCCCGTCGTCTGGTTTTATACATAGTGCCTCGCCGTTATTGAAGGCGGTCGGGGTTAACACTAAACTACTTCTATCGAGTAAATTTGACATATTATTGTATTTTTTCTATTTTATCTAAAATTGCTATGGTACAGGTTTGGTTTTCGTAGTATGTTGCTCTCGCTTGTAAAGTTGCGAGTAAATTCGGTATACCACTACCGAATAACAACATCATAACTCTGCGCCTACTCATTATAGTACGCTATCAAAGTAAGGATCCAAAGCAAGCTTTAATGCTGCAAAACTTGCATAAGCTGTTCCGGCCTCGTCTTGTAAATCTGAATATAAAGTTTTATCTAAGATAGGCACATTTGATACCGTTCTTATTACTATATAATCACCCCATTTTTGTCTTTGAACCTCTGAATACGCTGGGTATCGGTATTCAATACCATTTTCAAGCACTAGTTCTTTTGTTACTGCATCTACGTAAATTTTCATTTTATTTTTATTTTAGTATTTATTTATGTTGTTACCGTTATGGTCCATCCTTTAGTCTCTAGGCTTGCCTTTGCTGCTAATCCTACAGAGCTAGGAGCTTGCCCTCCTGTTTGGTCAAAAGTTCCGTTAATCTGTCCTGCGACGTCTAGGCTTTCGAGTATGTTATCTATTGACTGCGTATTTAATCCTGTATTTCTAAAAGCCTGCGTAAAATTCGTCGCTGTGCAATTATCAAAAGCGTTAGACGGGAAAGTCTTTAGTAAAAGACAACCTTGCCACGTTTCAATAAAAGACGTACCGCTACTAAAATCTAACAAAGGAAATTCTGTTAATACTGCGCAATTTTCCCAAGCATTGTTAAACTCCTCACCTTTGCTAGTATTTATAAACGGGAAACTTGTTAAAGATTCGCAACCTTTAAAAGCGCTATCGAAACTAACAACTTTTCCAAAGTTTCCTGCATCTGTAGCGGTTATAGTTAAATTTTCATTATCTAAAAAAGCCTGTGTTTGATTCGTAGAGCCTAGCCCGTATATACCAAAATTAGATACATCTATTATTTTTTCATTATCTACTCCTAGAGTAAAATCAAAGGCAGGAAATATTCCAGAAATACTAACTTTGTGTATGCCAGAGCCGGTAGGAAAAGTTATTAAATGATCTCCCGTTAAATCTGTAGCGCTATACCCTTCGTCTGTTGTTACATCATATAAAAAATTCCCTGATCCCGTTGTGATATTAAAAAAGTTTGATGTCGCTATAATATCGGTATTTACATAAAACTCAAAATAGTTAATAGCATCGTTATTAAAAATGGTAAAATCTGTGTTAAAGTTATTCAAAAAATATGCTTGATTATCCTCTCTAGCCTTTAGCGTTACTGTAGAGCCGTTCATTGCATTTTTACTCCCTCTTGTACCTGCGTTTATTGCAACTTCGCCGCCGTTCCATAAACCTATAATTCTATAGTTACCGTTGCGATCTAATATAATAGCGCAATAGTCTTTATACATCAATTTAAACGCGTTTAACGCCTCAAAACTTGCTGGCAATGTAAAAGATAGATCCTGCGACCACTCAACGCCTCCGCCTGTTATTTTAGCGTTTTCCGTATAACTAATATTTACGGCCTCATACTCATAAATAGTAGTATTTGGAAAACTCGTAATGTTTTGAGCATCCGGATTGTTAACCCTAGAGCTGCCTCCAAAGGTAACATCGGAAACGCCGTACTTTACATAGGGAAATAGATACACCTTATCTATACCGCCCTGTTGAGTTTTGCAGACCTGTTTAAAACCTTTATCTATATCACAAATACTACTCATTTTCTGTTGGGTTATATTCGTAAATTTTTGGCAGCTCTCTACCGAACCACCATCCGCCTTTTAAATTAATACTTTTACTCGCGTTAACTTCGTCTTGTGAAGTTTTATATTCTGGGATCGGGTTTTTACAGATCCACTTTTCAAATCTTAAAACATACATATCCGCAATACTTGAATATTTTTGAGATAACATCATTATCTCATCTTTGCTCATCGTCTCTGCATTGTCTGGGCTATGCTTAAAGGCACCACCATTTGAGATCATAAAAGAGCTAATTTCTATATATTCTGCCAGCGCTTGATTTTTTGTAATTGGCTTTACAAATTCATTGTATAACGTCAAATACTTACCGGTTAAACCTACTGGATCTGCTGCCGCTTCTGCCTTTATTTTATCGTAAAGTATAGTTCCTAATAGCGGTTCTATTGTTATAATTTGCGTATTTGCAATAGAAAACAGGAATTTATCCGGATCAACATTTCCGCCTAAAATAGTAGTGCTTTTTAGCTCTTGTGGTGTTATAAATAAAAATTCTGCCATGCTATTTCTTGTCTATTTGTTTTAATTTTCTTATGGCCCACTCAACGCCAGAAGTTCCGCCCCAAGCATCGAACATAATACCGCCGCAGCCGTCACTATATTTTACGTCTTTGTGCTGCTGGTGCCTCTTAAAGCTAGCCATCCTTGCTATTGTATCTCTTGTTAATTTTTCCCTTCTCGCTAATTGCCCAGCTCTGGTCCATCCAACTTGTGTACCGCAATCGGATCCATTCTCTTCTTTATACTTCAAAGCTCTTTTTGCGTTATTTGTAGCGCTTTGCGGATAGTCATTATAAGTCTCCTGTGATAGATTTATATTGTTTTCCTCTCTGCACCACGATTTATTTTTTACAGATTTGATCTGGTTTGGCTTAAACGCTATAATGTGCTTTGTATCTTCATTTACTCCATCCATATTAAAACGTGATACCGTATTGTCAACTATACCATCAAAGCCCATCAATTCAAATGTATTTCTTAGTATCTCATTTGAAGCTAAATTACCATACTCATCGGTAGCATAAGCCAGAGCCTCGTTTGCTTTTATTGCTTTTACAAAATCTGAGGCCATCATCCCATCGTAAATCTCAACACCTTCAAAAACTCGATCTGGTTCAACATCATAAAACCCAGCAGCGGCCATCCTGTAATTTTCAAAGAAATCAACTAATAAACCAGATTCACCATCTTCTTCACTGTAATTATAATCTAAAAAAGTATCATTTTCACCGCCAATAGTTAAAGGGTTATTCATTGAAATAAAAGCCTTTATTATATTGGTTTTACCACCGCTTAATTTTTTTTCTGCTTTTTTACGCGCTTCTTCGTAGCTTACTTCTAAATCATTTTCTAATCTTTCGGCTAACCTTTCAATTCTACCTTGCAAATCTGGACCATCGGTATCATCATAATTGGCTGTAACATCATCCAAAGATGAGCTAAAATAGAAGCCAATACCCATATCATTTTCTATATTTCCTCTCACATTTGAAAACTCTGTAAAATCGTGAGTACTGCCATGATACACCTCCAAAGGTTCACCTCTTGAATCAACTATTTTACTATTTCCAAACCAATCTTCAAAAGTACAGCCTCCAGATCCCCATTTACCATCAGCGCCTCTCTTTTGGTTTGGATCAAAGCCGGCCAATCTTTGGTATAATTCCTTAGACTTTGCCGATAACTCAACGCCGCTATCTCTATAATCTGGCGTTAAACTCCAATAGTTGTTTTTAGCCTCTGCAACCTGTGCAACTCTTTTGTCGTTTTTGTCAAAGCTCGCTTCTTTCCTGTCTTTCGGATCAAGATCTAATATCATTTTTCTGGCCTCATTTACACTTATCCTATCGTTACCTTTTTTAAGGTATACTACGCGCTGCCACCAGTGTTTACAGTTAACGCCGCCCTTAAAAAGAAAGATATTGTAACTATCTGTGCCTGAAGGGCTTAGCTCTTCATTATAGTTATAATTAGCGTTTAGATCCTCTTCACGATATACCTTGTCGGCCTCTATAACTTTGTTACAAAAATCGCGTTCACCTTTTTTAGATCCTGCGTATTGATATCTAACTTTAAACAAGCTTGTATCTTGTTTTGATTTTTTATTACTGGTCTTTGGCGCTTGAGCCAATTCAATTAAATTCAAATCACCTTCTGAAAATGTGATCTCATCGCATCTTTCATTTTCTATAATTTCCCAGTCATCGCCAACAACTTCACCTAAAGAGATTAATCTATCAACGTTTTGAGATGATAAATTTACATTTTTTTCGCCACACAAAACTAAGCTTTTATCTCTATAGTCTATCATTTGATCATAGCCGGTATTTGGATCGCTAAACATTTTTTCAGTAATATCTAAATCCTTGTTTGGATCATATACCATTGCCACAACATCTGGCGTACCATGCAAATCTTTAACCCAACCGTCTGGAGCATACGTTTCATTAAAAGGTGTTCTTGATACAACTCTAAACCCAGCTTTTAAATATATTTTTGTTAGATAGTTATCAAAATTATCTAATTTTCTGCCGCCAGCATCAACAGCATCTTTTAATAATTTTCCGCCAACTCCTTTTTCTTTACTGTCTAATTTCTTAAATAATCCTTTTATATCACCTTCACCACTTACAGCAACCGCGCCATAATTTTTATTTATTATAATGCTTTTTTCTGCATCTGATTTACTTACACTATCAACTGACCAGTATCTACTTGGATCGCTATTTTTAGTTTTGTTTAACTCACTTATATAATCACTAACTTGCTTTGCTGTTGTTTTTGCTGCCTTTTTCTTTAAATCGCTTTTATTTAAACAGTTTTTTTTTTCAGTATTTATGTTTCCAGAACCCCACCTCCCATCTGGTCCGCGTTTCTGGTCAGGATCAAAGCCGGCTAATTTAACCTCTTCTTTTTTATCCTCAACAATTTCTTCAACAATATCTTCTATTTCCTCTGTTAATGGCTTGAAATATAAATCTAAATTTATATCAAATTGACTTAATATATCTGTAATACCATCAATGATAAAATCTTGTTTTGGCTTTATCACTCGCTTCATTGTTTGCTTTTCACTCATATCCATTTCGTCTGCTACAGAGCTAAATCCGCTCGCAGAAGATAGGCCAACAAGTGAAGGGCTTATAACCCTGTGCGCCGTCATTAACTGGGTTTTACACTCTGTAGTTAAGAAATCCCATTGCTTATGAATATTGTCATTTACTGGAAAAGGCGTTATATCAATTTCTACGTCTCGGCCATTAAACGAAATAATGAAGTTTGAGGCATTGCTTGAACTAGTAAGCTTCTTTTTAACTTGTCTTTCAAACTCGTCTTTTTCCTCATCACCCCAGCTTTTACCGTCTGGTATGTTAATTATATAACCAGCAGATAAGCCATTTCTTATAGAAGAGATATTCAAATTTGAAATTTCCTCCTCCATTTCAGCATACTGTAAACCGGCTAAATAATCTGGGCTGCTTATGTACTCATCACCAACTCTGTAAGGCCTACCTACGTATATTTCTATAGCTTCTTTTGAAGTTCCAAAAGCTGGAAATCTTTCCGGCCTGTATTTGTTTGTATTACTCCAATTTTCACAATACCAATAGCTATCAATTTCGCCATCTTCATTTTTTATAGAAGGCGCAACTAATTGCTTTGGTAAATGTTTTATACTTGATAAACCGCCGCCTTTTGTTCTTATAACTTGTACTGAATATTCATTGAATATTTGAAAATCAGCAATAACCTTTCTAAGCTCCTGTGGCCTAAGATATTTTTGTAGCAATGCCCAATCATTAACACCCTGTAAACCATCCTTAAAATCAAGCCCTCTGCCGTATATCAAGCTTATGTACGTGCTGTTTATAGAAGAGTTTGTAGCAGATCCATTATTTCTATCAATAATGTATTGATAAAAACTATTTTTGTGGCCATTTAAAACCCAATTTTTGTTTTTATTTTCTACTATTTCCGGCTTAACGTAGCTGGCCAGTGTAATTAATTTTATATCCATTTTTTAGCTCCAAAAGTATTTACCATCTGTTAACTCAAATTCCTGTGTTACTTGACTGGTTGCGTATAATAGACCTCTATAAAGAATCGTATTGTCTACGTCTAATATTTTTACTTGATAGCTATCGCCACTATTAAAATTGTGATCAAAGCTAAAGTTAATTCTGCCTTGATTTACTACAGTATAAGTAACAACAATAGAAGTAACAACCTTTGTAATATCGTCTTTCAGCTCTAGCGTAAAATTTGTAGTGCTAGGTGATTTTCTTAATACTATTTCTACATTGTGAGTTACGTCTGTTGGGTTTACAACTATCATATATTAAAAACGAAAAAAGTCATTTATTGTTATAAAAAAACCCTGTCTAATTAAAAACAGGGTTTTAAGATATATATTTATATAATATTTACGCTACTAAAGCTTTAAAAGCTGTTGCCGTTGCAGAATCTAATATTGGTGCAAGTGTTGCTGTAGTTGCTACACCAGTTAAGGTATAACCGTTCATATCAGCTTTTGCGCCACCACTGCTTGAAACTGCGGTGAAATCCATACCGTCATCAAGTGCCAAAGCGTGAAGCTTCCCGTTTCTATCTTCAACAACTACCTGAGGATATCCAGCCACCATAAGATTTAATTCTGCATTGGTTGCAGCATCGATCTTTTTTAGTACTGTTGTTAGGGTTTGTGTATTTACTCTTGATCCAGTTAGTCTTGATCCTTCCATAGATTGCTCTAAAGTATTACCATCACCTTCTAGCTCGTACTTAAAAACCTCTGTTAATCCAGCATTAACCGCTGTAGCCTCACCAGCTACCACTGTAAATGCATCTTCTATACTATTATATAAATATAAAGCTGTTTGGCCTCCCAGCCCATCTTTGCAGACTTTAGATCTGCCCTGTGTTACGTCGCACGCCATTTGTGTTTATATTTTATAAAACATTAGCTATCAGTCAGTTATCCAACTGATAGCTTTGTTTTGGTTAATTATTATGCTTGTGTAGTTAACAACCATACGATATCTTCACTGTTGTAATAACCTACAGCAGCACCGTATACTAGTTTCCCACGTACTTGACCTGTTAAAAGCCCGATAGAATCTTCGTCCACCATTGAAAGCTCGTTCATATCAGATTGTAAACCTGTAGCAAAAACTACGTTTTTAGGTTCAAAAACAACAATAGTGTTATCTGGTAAGCCGTTTACTTCTGTAATTGTGTAACGCCCAAATCTCACTTGTTTTGCTTCTGCGTTACCGTCATTTGCAATACCTTTTGAAATAAGGTAGAAAGAGTAAGCCTGAAATACATCTGGTGAAACTGCAACTGTTAAGTCTTTACGTCTAATTGCTACTGGTACAGCCGCTAGTGCTGCCTTTAGGTGAGCCTCAACGTTTGCCTCTGTTGTAGCTGCTGCAAGTGCTGTAATACCGTTTCCAGCTTTTACTACGTTTCCATCTGCTGCGAACTGCTCGATAAGACCAGCAAATTCTCCATCCGTAGCCGCTAATCCGGTCCAGATATCTGTATCTACTTTTTCAGCTTGTGAAGCCAATAGCTCCATAGAAATTGCTTCCATGATATCTGCTGGCGCGTTTGGATTTGAAGCACTAGCTCCCATAGAATCCTCACTCCAAGTTTGTCTGAAATCTTCTTTACAAACCTGTATTGGGTTCATTAATTTTTCGATCTCTAAAACTTTTTCACTCAAAGTCACCGCACCTTCTGGTACGAATCCACAAGAATAATCTGTAGTTCCATTTGTGTATGCGATTTTGCGTAAATTCATTTTGTAATTTACGTTTTCCGCTACAGTTACTAAATTTAATCTAAGTGTATCTGCTTCGCGAAAAGCTGCACCGATTATCTCACCAGCCGCTTTTCCGGCGTAGTTACTTGATACTGTTGTTGTTGTTGCCATTTTTTTATTTAATTTAACTTATTTATTACTTTCTTAATTTTTCTAATAATCTACCATTTCTGGTTAACTCTACCTGTGCTGGTTTTGCTATAATTGGCTTACTTGCTGGCTGCTCTTTTAGCTCTACCAACTCTGCCTTCACAGATTTTAGCTCTAACAGTTCTGCGTTTACTGTTGCAAGCTGTACATCATAAGAAGATTTTAGTTCTGAAAGTTTGGCCTCAAAACCTTCGCTTTGTTTGCTCATTAACATTTTCATTACTTCCTCAAATTGAACCTCTTTCATTTCAACTTTTTCTTCTTCTTTTTTGTCCTCTTTTTTATCTTCTTTTTTATCTTCGTACTTTTCAAGCTTTTCACCCATTTCTTCAACTCGGCCATCTTTTACTAAGATCATACCAGAATCTGTAGGATATTCACCATCCGGTAAAGATACCTTCTCATCCTCGACCATAATATACAAAGAAGTTCCTACTTCTAATTTATCACCATCAAACATAATTGTAATATCGCCGCTAGTTACGCTGCCCATTTTAACCTCTTTTTGATTTAAGATGTTTTCTGTAAACCAGATTTCCATCTTTTCAAGAAGATTCTTTTTTTCTTCACTCATTTTTATATTGGATTTTAAATTAACTTCTTGTAAGTCTACCATCGCATCAACAGAAAAACCTTTTAACTTTCCTGTCTTTATATAATCATCCCAGATCTCATCATTGTCAACTTTCATTGTAGCAAGCCAAGATCCTTTAGGATAGCTCAAACCAAAGTTAGCCGACTTATCTATATCTGAATTTTCCACTAGCCAAGATTCCACGAAACTAACGCCCTCAATAGGCGTATCGTGTTCAAGCTTAGAGTTTAATTGAAACCCAGATTTGAAAAAATTATGTGATAGCTTTTTAATTGTATCTTCTGAAAATACTATATTAAACTCTGTATCGTCTTGTTTTCTGTAGATTAATTGGTTAGGCTGTAAAACTAAACCCATTAAAATACGCTGCTCTTCGTCTACCTTTGAAAGCTTTACAATCTCTTCTTGTTCTGAAAGAGCGATATAGTGTTCACCTGTGGCCGGAGCGCTTACTAAACTAATAGCAAAAACTCCATCTGAATTGTCCTTAAACTTAGCTTCAAACGTTTTCATATATTATAAACGATAAATTTTATTTATTGTTATGGTTTTTGTATAGATAATTTTTATATACCACTTCCTTCTACTATATTGCGATCAACTTGTTGGGCTGTTGTTATTTCGCCGCTAATTACTACGGCCTTAATTGGATCGCTGCCGCTTTGTATACTTTCCTGTATCGCGTTGCTCTCGCTACCTTCTACTAAATTAAACTCTGGCGCTGCTGGTCCACCTGCTGCACCATCTAAACCTGTAGCACCTCCTGTAGATCCACCTTTTCCAAGTGCTGCCAAACCTTTTTGAGTTGCCGCCGCACTTGCTGCGATTCCTAAAGTTGCTGCCACCGTATTTATTGTTACAAATGGTTGACCTGTTGGCGGAAATAAAAGCTTTGCCTGTGCATTTGCTGCTATTGTGCTTTGTATTGTTTTAGCCGCGCTTATTAAATTACTCGCAATAAGTGAGGCTGCCTGTAGCGCTTTGTTTTCTTCGTCTAAAGCTGCAAGCGCTTTAAAACTTTTATCTACATTGTCAATAGAGTTCCATAAAACCTCATCCTTTGCATCCGCAACCTCTTCTGCGGTTTTAACTTCTTTTGCTGCTTTGGTTTTACCTTCTTTTACTACTTTATCAGAAGCATCTTTTACTATTTCTGCTATCCTATCTTCACTAGCTTGATATATAGCCTCGATTTGATCCCTGTGAGCGCCCAGCCTTATTAATTCCTGTACATCTTCTTCTGCTTGATCTTCTATTGCTTTTATCTTGGCCTCCAAACCTTCAACACCTACGCGATCAAGTATATCTCTTTTTATTTTTTCATTTTTTTCAAATTCTTTAAGATCTATAGCCCTGTACTTGGCATTAATAACCTCAATAGCTTGGAGCCTACCTTCCTCTACTAAACCTGTTTCAATACCAGCAAGTTTTGCTTCCCTTATTATTTTGTCATATTTATTCTTAACCCCTTGTATTTCTTTTTCTTGCTTGCTTAAATTTTCCTCAAAGGCTTGCTGTTGTAACTTATCAAGATCTTCTATAAGTTTTTTCTTAGCCTTTACTTCGTCTGTATCTTGTGGATCTAATTTTGAATCTATATCTAAACTCTCTATTTTTAAGTTGTTTAATTGTTCAGTTAGAGCATTTATTTCTTGCTGGTCCTCTAAATCAATATCGTTGTTAGCCATCGCCTTTGCCCTTATTTCAGCAGCCTTCTCATAAAAGCCAAGATTTTCTAGTGCAGCAACCTTTATTTTACCATACCAGCCCAGCTCTCGCGCAGCCATTTTTGCTCTTAATATCTGCGTTTTAAGTATTCCAATATCTGCCTCTACTATTAATTTTTTTGCCTTTAATAGCTTTTTTAGTTCTTTTAAATTTTCAGCATTAGATATGCCGCGTTTTTTATTAAAATCAATTTGTTTTTCTAATAGTGATAACTCGCTATCTATAACCCCTTTATTGGCTTCATTTAGATCAAATTGCTTTTCTAAGTCTTTGTTTATAAATCCTAAAGTTTCACCTATTGTATCCCAGTGTTCAACTAAAAAACCAACTAAAGCCACAGCTACACCAATACCGGAGCTAATAAGTGCAACTCTCATTGCCTTACCGCCTTTCATTGCGGCCTTACCTAAAACCAAAAGCTCACCGGCCAGACCGCCTGTCAACTTATTTAATACCTTAACAACTCCAGAAGTTTTACTTAATCCTTTTGTATAATCATCTTGACTTTTTTTAGCTTTTGCTCTTTGGCCGTTTAAGTCTTTTAGCGCAATTCTTTGATCTTTTATAGCCTCCTTTATGCCTACTATTTTTTTCTTTAAGGCATCACCCTTTGGGTTCCAGTCTGCATTTCCTGTGGCCACAAGCTGCTGTTCAAGATCTATAAGCTCCTTTTCAAATTCAATAGTAATTTGTTTTTGTTCTGCTATTATCTTTCCAAGATCCTCAAAAGATTTCTGGGCCTCGCTAGTATTACCGGTAATTTTAATTTCCTCTTCTATCATTTTTGTTGTCTTTTAAGTTTTCTTAAAAAATCGTTCCATGTATGGACCATTTCGTATTTCCCTTTTGCTATTTCTGTATACTTACCAGCGTTATAAAAATCATCACATTTTAATACCTTAATAATTTCTGCTATCATTACTTATTCGTTTTGCAATATTATTATATCTGTTGTTACTCCATTTCCTACGTATCTTATTGTCATGGTTCGCGTAATTGTGCCAGCTCCCATAGTAGAAACAGATATGCCAGCCAAGTTGTTATCTGTACCAACTACAGAAGTTGTAACCCAACTCGTGCCGTCTCCTGTGTCTATTTTTGTAACAACATAATCAGTAGCAATACCCTCAACGTTAAAAACTAAGTTTTCAAATAGTTGCCCTACAGTTATAGTAGAAGGTATGTATACCCTATTTTTTAGTGTAGTGTCAAAACCGTTAATAAGTTCCAATCTTGTTAAGCCTGTTAAAAGGTTATAAGAGTATTTATTTATTCTGTAGTCTATACTATTTATTGCAATTACATCGTTTAACTCTAGCCTTGTAACTATCTGTATAGGCAAGTTTGCGGTGTATCTAAACGTTCTGCGCTTTAGCTTAAATATCGCCTCTACATAATCTTTATAATGTATGCTGTATAGGTTATTTACTAAAGTTTCGCCTGTAAAGTTGCTATACTCTGCCTCAAATAGATTTGAGTACATAGGGTTTTCAACTCCAAAGTGATGTATTGGTGAAAGTAAATTTTGGTTAAGCCTGTCGTCGTTTCCTAAGTCATCAACAAATCGTATAGGAGTACTCGAAATATCTTGATTTGTTACGTAATGCAATACCGGTTTTGGTACAACTTGGTTTAAATTATCGTCTAGTATTACACCTGTTTGTATGTTTATGTTTTGATTCGTAGTTGCTATACCTGTATTTTGATCTACTAGCTTTTCAAAGTATATTTGCTCAAATGGCAGCTTAACCTCCAAACTATCGCCATCAATTAGTTTCTTAGGCGTTAAGCTCTCGTACACATTTACAAGTGATGAGCCGTAACCTTGACCGTCTGCCGCTGTCTTTTGAAACTGCATATTCATAATAGTACTTGGATCTTCAAACTCAAACGAAATACGTTTTAAAAGCTCTCCCCTGTCTACGTCAAACTTTGCAAAATCTACGTACTTAGTTGCATCGTATCTTTGGCCTTGTGAGTAATAAGAATCAAGCGAGTTGATATATACGCTGCCGTCATCTTTTGGAATCGCTACAAGTTTAAACATATTGAAAATACCTTTAAGGAAATCAACAATCTTTAACTCTGGCATTTCGTCGGCTATAACTACTTTATTTATTAAAGTTTGCGATCCTGTAGTTATATTTGCGATTGTTGGTATATCTGCAACTAATTTAACTACACCAACAGAAGATGTGAATTCTATTTTTGCATTACTTTTTACGTGCCAAGTAAATTTAAAAGTAGTTGTACCTTCTGGAGAAAATAAATTAGTTCCTATAGATATAACGCCATCGCCGTTACCCCATTGCTCACTACTCCAAGCGTAAACATCCTCGTTTGTATCTTCGTTTCTAACTATAAAAGTATAAGGCACATTTTCGTAACCAGCCGCAGGGGTTATGATATTACTTATAATAAATCTTTGCCTTGAAGCTCCCGTTCTTATAGTTTCAAAAGTGCCTATATTACTGGTTAAATTTATATAAGTTCCATCTCCAGTCGTAAAATCTACAATCTCCTCGCCGCCACCTATCGCCGCCCTATCGTCTGCCTTGAGCCAAAGGTATTGCTCTTTAAATTCTGTAGTACCGAAAAAATCCCTAGAAAATACAATAGGGTTCTCATAAGTTGCAGCGTTATACCTTGCCTCTATTGCCTCGATTATTTTTATTATCTTTATGCTAGGCCTTAGATCGCTCCATACTACGCCGGTTGCATGAGATGTACTCGCATCGTTTGCTATATTTATAGTCGTATCGTCTACGTCTGGCGCTCCTGAATGGCTATTGTAAAAATATCGCTTGTTAGCCATTAAAGTATAAACGATGTCTCCACCATATAATGCACCTCTTAAACCGCTTATAACATTTGCGCTGGTCCAGTCATGGTTTAAAGTAGGAAATGCTAAATCGCTCAACATATCCTCGCCTACAGTATCTGAAATGTTTGGCAGATTTCCAAAGAAATTTATTGTGTAACTTTCAAGCCTACCCTTTACGATATTACATTTATTTAAGCGCCACTTTCCTGTCTTAAAAGGTACGCCGTCTATATCTATACTACCATCAACTTTTGTTCTGGAATCAAAACCGTTATCTATAGAGGCGTTATACCAGTGTTTAAAAATATTGTTATTATTTTTAGAGGCCGGTACTGTAAAAGTCTTAGAGTAATCGCCTGTATTTTTTGTTATATCGCTCACATCTAAAACAGAGCTTACAATATTTACCGCTTCGTCTTTATACTGATCCAATAACTCGCCGTTAACGTATAGATTAACCATGCTTATATATTGTTTATTTCGTTATAACTCTTTTCGAAGCTCATTGTATAATTAATTAGCCTATCGTTTTGCCTAGTTTTAAATCTTTGTGAAGTCATTTTCAAGTTCAAAGGAGTATATACACCACTATCAAAACTCCATATTCGCTCTGTAAGTAGTATTTGCTTTAGTACCTCGTTCATATCCTCATCAAGCCAGCCACTCTCTGCCGTTAATCTGGTTCTTGCTTGTACACCATACCTTACAAATTGGTGAAACCCATCACTTGCCTGACCTCTGTTAGTCTCAAAACTGCTATCTGTTACACTTATAGTTTCCTCTTGTTTTTTAAACAAGGTAAAGCTTTGTAAGGCGCCATCTTTATTTTGAAAAAATAAGTCTAAAGGATTATATTTACACTCTCTTGTAATATCTAAAGTAGTTGTTTTGTCGTTCCAGATTATCTCTATATAGGATTCATTTGTAGCTACTGAAACGTCTATCCAAAGATACTTAACAATCTCGCCGCTGTCACTGGATTGTGCAGGTGTAGCTGTGTAATTTATGGCCAAAGCAGGATAAGATTTTACGCTTACAGATACCGCCGGCGCTATGGTTACGGGAACATAAATAGGAAATACAAAACTCCCTGCTTGATTAACTTTGTATTGTTGTGGCTTTAACAGGGTATTATTTGCTACTGTTGTAATATTACGCCCCTCATTTCCATACGTATACCCTAAGGCCATTATCTCTGTATCTTCATGGTACAGAGTAGCTACCTCATCATAAGTTACGTAAGTGTATACCCATTGTTGGTTATCTCCATCTATTATTTGAACCCCTGCAACAAGTGAAGGAGTAGGTTCTTTAAACTCAATATAATCTTGTATAATTGCATTGATATTTATACTATGCGATCCAGTCGAAGCTGTAGTATTTTCGTAGGTTATTTGATAGCTATTTGTATTATCTGGCGTTGACTTGTTGCCGTTCCATACCCAAACATTTAACGTATATTTGTCGCAAGTTACACCTCCATAAACTAAAGGCGTATCAATGTAGTACGGGCTTAATGATCTTATCATAATTACTCTTTTAAACTAGATTCTAAAAAGCTTTTTACATCTATTGAAAATGCCTTCCTTAAATCAACTCTTAACTTATTAAATTCTTTATAAAAAGGTTTTGTAAAGAAATTTGTAGTTTCTAAACCTGTATGCCATACACTATTTGAGATCGCAAACATCAAACTTTTTCTTGTTGTAAACTGTCCTTTTTTATTTCTTGGCGCTATACCTTTTAAGACGGTCCAGTTATTAAAATGTTTTGGAGCCGGCCTGTTTTCAGCTCCTTCCTTATAACTAAATTTATTATTTGTAACCTCCTTTAGATCCCATTTACTGCCATCTGCTTTTTTACCTCCAACACCTTTAACCCCATAGTCAACAAATTTCCAATAATCCTCTAAGAAAAAAGACAGTTCAAAACCGTTTTTTTCCATCTTTAAAAAGCTGGTTATAGATTCTGATAAGCCACCACTTGCATTTTTATCTTTTGCAGCTAGATTGTTTTTAGCTTGAATCTCAACGCTATCTGAAAACAGTTTTAAAGTCTTTGTTAATTCTGCTTGATTCATCTATAGGCAAATATCAAATTCTGAAATTGGCATCTCTACACTAAATTTTATCTCCCAGCCATCTAATAAATTTTTATCTGAAAAGGTGATCTTTGTAAACTCTGGATTTTCTGAGGCTGTAACATTGTTATTTTTAAAATCCCTGTGAAGCTTAACCCATACTTCATTAATACAAGATAGTGTTTGGTTATGATTGTCAACTTCATTATCATTTAACCAAAATTTATCGTTTACGATCTCCTTGTTTATATCTCTAATATCTAAACATTGCATACTAACATTAAACGCTACTGTTGCATTGCTGGTAAAGCTACCAGTTAATATATCAATATTAAATAATGGAAAGATATTTCCCTTGTTCAAATCAATATCTTGGCCCCTTGTGATCGTATTAATATAGTCTGTTTGGGCAGCGCTATTTTTGATCTGGGTTAATAATCTTGTATATGCGTTCATATCTTATAATTCTGTAACGTTTCCTTTTTTTCTTAGCATCGCTTCCAACTTCTGTTTGTCTAGCCTGTGGGCCAAAAAGATGTGCATTTCGTGTACACTTTTTTCTAAAACAGCATCTATCCTTAAAATATCATTATCTGCTAGATCTGCTATTGTTGCGTACCATCCCCATTTTTCGAAATAGCTTGAAGCTCGTTGACCTTCGCTTGTACTGCTATCGTAGATTTCTGGGTAGCTATCCTTAATTCCTTCGATAAATTGTAAAAAAAAACCAGCGCTCCATTTACTATGCTCAATGGTGTATACTTCATTAACTCTGCATACTGTTTGGTTCCTGTGTATGGTTCTATATCATAATTGCCAAAAAAATCTTTGCTCTTAATTGGCCTAAACAATACAGCCATAACCTTGTGCATATTTTCAATAGTTGTACCATGCGTTGAAAGATCAACATATTCACCAGTACTAATATCATTTAGGTTTGGTATAAATCCAAATTCAACGCCATTAATTTTAAATGTACTTTTAAATTCTGCTTCCTGTGTTAGTGCTAAAGTTATCTGGGCCACAATAAGCTCATAATCTTTATAAGCTACCTTTTCAATATCTCTAAATTTAAGATCTGTAAAAATAGATATAAGCCTTTTGTTAAAAGATATTTCGTCAAGATCTTCACGCCCTACTAAAACAGTATATTTTTGGTACTGGTCCAAAGTGATATCTTCTATATTTTCTGGTAGCTTTAACTTCATATATTAAAAACGATTTTTTTTGTTTATTGTTATTTATCTAATCTCAACACCTGTCGAACCTCCTAAATTATATGTGACGTTGTAACGAATAGCATCGATTGCGTGATTAAAATCGTCTTTAAAAAGTTTGCTGCCTTTGTCTGCATACACATAATTGTTTAACTCCTTTGCAATATTTTGGCTGTCGTGATCAACAACAATTTCGTAATCTTGCATTAAGGCAATACCCAAAGAAATACTCCCTGCGCCCTTCTCACATGGTACAATATTTATTTGCTGTCTGCTAAGTTCGTTTATAAGTCTGGGCTCTGCACTATCTGCAACAATTAAAGATGTGCCACAAATTTCTTTGTTTATATATGCTATTTGTGTTGTAGTTAAATTGGCCTTATACAAATGCTCTTTAACATAAATCTTCTTTAATTTTTTATCTATAGCTACAGAAATTAAAACTGTGGGATCTATACTAAAACCATAATCTTGGCCATAAGAAACCTGCTTATTATTAGGGTTAAAATTGCCAAAGCTCCAGTTAGTAAAAACAACTCCATGGGCCTTGTCTAACCAGCCACCTAAAATAACATGCTCATATTTTGTAGGGTTATTCTTTTTGATCCTTGCTATCTCATTTAAAAAGCTTTGATCTAAATTCTCTAAGTTATCTAAGTAGGTACTATGTATATAAGTAACATCACCCTTTACACCTGTGAAAGATTCCTTTACTCCGGCCTGTTCAAAAAATCTTTTGTATATCCAGTGTTCTTTTGTGGCTGGGTTTAAGATCAAGATCACCCTATTTTGTACGCCCTTTTGCCTTAGAGATAGATTTATTTTATCAAAAGTAAATTCATTTACCAGCTCCTCGGCCTCGTCTAATATCCAAGTCGTTGTGCCTTGCAAACTTTTTAAGTTCGCTGTCTGATCTCCAGAGCTACTTTTAAGGCCTTTAAAAATTATAGAGCTACCAGAAGATGTATTTTTTATTTCGCTTCTTGTAACATCAAAATAAGGCTGTAAATCCAGAAGCTCGATCTTTTCTTGAAATTCCGGTATAATAGACAAATGCGCAGAAGTCATTGTTTGCCTAGTAAAAAGTATTTTATGGTTCTTTTCAAAAGATAACAGGCTTGCAAACCTTCCAACTTCAAAAGATTTACCAGATCCACGACCGCCTGTAATTATAAAAAATCTGGTATCATTTCCTAAATTGGACCACTTACTCTTGTGCTTCTTTATCATAAAGTTTTCTTATATCAAAACCTTCGTTTAAAGTATGTGTATTATTTTGCTCAATAGTTTGCGTAGGCTTGCCAAGGTAATACTCTAATAAGATCTTAGAGGCATTAACATCTTTATCCTTAACAGATTTATTAAACAGCATCTTTATAACAGCGCTTAGATCATCAAAGGTTAACGCATTTTTAAGTACTTCTTTGTACTCATTTTTGCGCTTATCAAATCCTTTTGCCTTAGTACTGTGACCACCATTTTCAGCTCTACTTGCCATATTAATACAATTTAACTATTAAATACACCTTTATATAAAAACGAATTAAGTCAATTATTGTTATACTATATGCTGGTCTAAAGTTAATGTAGCTATAAACAGGTATACATTTATTGTATTGTATCTATATTCTTTGTCGCTCGCGATATACTCCCAGCCAACTAAAAAGCGATCATGTGGGAAATGAAACGCTATTTTTAAAACCCAATCCATATCTTATTTATTATAGTCATTATAAACCTCATCCAAATGTGTAGTAATTTTTAACAGCTTCTTAGCCGTTCCTTGGCACGTTCTACAGAAATCTATAGGATTGTATCGGATAGCAAAGATATACTGGTACATCGCAAGTAACAGCGTTATATCGGCGTCTTTCCATATATTCAAAGTTCTGCCTTCAATATACTCACCATATTTTTTGTATTGATCCGGCGTCATGCACCTAACAGCTTTTACATTTCTAGGGAACATTTCATTTAGTTTGTCTCTCCTTCCGTCACAGCCACAGTCATCGGTTACAGCTTCAACAATCTTCTTTATACCGGTTTTTTCTAAAACCTTTTCGACTGTATCGCCCAGACCTCTGGATTGCTTGTACTCTTTGTACTCCTTTGTTCTTTTATCCAGTGATTCGTAATACTCCTTATTTTTCATTTTTTTTGTATTTTAAATTAGAATTTTTATATTTTTCAGTGTAATTTTCACCTAAAATTTCTTTTACAGCCTTGTGTATTTCCCTGTGAACAAAACCATAATTCATATTGTATTTTTCACCGATAGATCTATTTGAATTATCGTAGGATTCTTTTAAAAGTTCGACTTGATACCATTTAAGATCATTGGCCTTGTCAAGTACTTCCTGTTGCCGATCATCTGGCTGGAAATTACTTTCATTACTTTGTAAATAATGCAATGAATCTAAAGAGCAAAGCTTTTTACCCTTGAAGGTATCGAGATATAAATTTTTTAATGTAACCGCAACAAAATAAACATTGAATTTTTTATAATTCATTAGCTTTAAGTACATTTGCTGTGTTAAATCATCGGCTAAATCCCTGTCACCTTTGGTAATATTTAAGGCAATTTCACGCCATTTTTTGTCGTGATCGCTTAACTCTTTTAGTATCATTTTTTCTAAATGCTGTTATCAATCACTTCTATAATATGCCTAAGATCACTTTTTTCAAACTCTCCCAGACTAACATTATTTATAACTAATAAATAATAATCTTTTCTAACTTCAATGCACCTTGTATTTTCTATCATAATTATTTGATATTTTGAGTATAAAAATTTCTTGCCTGTATTTCTGCGTAGGTTATTATCTGCCTATCCGATCCAGAAGTTTGTCTTGTAGGCAAAGTGATACCTTTGTACTCTTTTTCATTGTTTAAAATTGCCTCCTTAATCATTCGTATTATAGTTTCCATGTTTTGTTTTTGTTTTATATAATTAATATATTCGTAATATACAAATAAATATTGGATAAAAAAAATTTATCTTTCAACAGTGCTTTTTTCCATTAGTAAAAATGATCTTAATTGGTGATTTTTAAAGTACTCTATCCTGTGGGGCTTTACTCCAATAAAGAGCCGATCAATATCACCAACATTTTCAAGCTCCTGTTGCATCTCTTTATTTCTGGCCAGTAACTTCTCGTATCTTTCATTTAGGCTTGCAATCATTTCGTCTTTAACTACTGTAGCGTTAATCTTATCGGTATTGTTTACTATTTCAATTTCAATTTGTTCTTTACAGTCTCTAAAAAAAGAGTAGTATTTGTGATACATATCAAATTTAGACAGGCTGTGTATAACAGTACTGTGATCTTTTTGTGATACCTTACCGATTGCAATTAGTGATTCTTTTGTTAGTTTTCTAGCAAAGTAATAATATAGGCATCGGGCCATTACGTGGTTTAAGTCTCTTTTTTTTTCTGTTATATCTAATTTTGTTACATCTTCAACTATTTCCTTTATATCTTTGAGCATAGTAATATCGTCTGGTTATGGTTTAATTTTTCAGTTATCTTGTCGTTAAAATCTTGGTGAAAGGTAAAAAATGATCCGTTATCGTATCTAAAAACATAGTACCAATTAAATTTTTGTACCTTGTTAATCCACTTACTTTTAGATCCTTTCATTATAGAGTATAATTTAAACATATCGCCCTTTGGGCTTTTTTGCCACTCTAAATTTATCTCTATTTTGTTTTTACCAGCCTGTATCATATCTATTTTATTTCCCTGCCTATTTGATTAATTATCTCACCAAAAGCCGATTCTTTTTTCCATCTTCTGGCTTGCTGTAAGTCAAAAGTATGTTTTTTTTCAATTACTTCACCTTCTTTTTTGTCGTAAATATTTATTGTGTAAAATTGTTCTTTTATCATATCTTAAAATAATTGGTTATATACACAATCGTGTAAAAAGCTGGAATCCTCGTTTAATTCGTCAATTTGGGCCTCGCTCATCGGCTGGCCATCATAATCTGCCGAGACTATAAAAGCATCGCAAAAGTCTGGGTAATCTTTTGTATCAATTCCATCAACTTCGATGTTATCAATAAGATCGTAATTTAAAATTTCTGTTTTCATGGGTATATTTTTCCTTTGTTTTTTTTGAGGCAATATGCTTCAAATCCTATTTTTATTAATTCGTCAATTCGTTTCTTTTGTAATGGCTTCAATGTATCTGTAGGTTCTTTTATTTCTATCCAGACTGTTTTACCATCTTTTAAACACATCAAATCTGGAAATCCAGACTTATTTAATCGGATAGTTTTTATTACTAAAAACCCTTTACTTTCGTACTCCTTAATTATTTTTTGCTGGTAGCTCATTATGTTGATAAATATACGAAATCTTTTTTAAATACGTTCAATGTATACGACTTTTTTTGCAATACTTTAGTATAAATTTTTTCCTCAATACCATTTTCAGCAAATACCCAGAAAATATCATTTGATTTTCTTTGCATCGTAGTTAACCGATCTCTAGATTGCCAGTAATTTTTGCTGCTAAAATCAATGTTAAAATATACCAGATAATCTGCCTCTTTTAAACTTATACCTTCGCTACCCGATACAATTTGAAGCGCTATGTTTTTTCCTGTCTCGTTAAACTCTTTTAGATCATTTGTAAGGTGATCACCAAATACAGATTTTAAGCAATCGTACTCAGCTTTGAATTTATAAAACAAACCTATCTTTTTTCCTTTAAAATAGTTCTTTATATAATCTGCCTTTGAAGTATCAAAGATTCTACTTTTACCATCTTCAAAAATTACAGTACCGCTGTATATCTGGTGTAACTTTTGCATTTCTTTTACTGCTGTATCGGCTATAATCTCGCTACCATCATTGGCCACAATAAATTTATCTCTTTGCAGCTTCTGGGCCAACTGGTATGTTAATGGTTTCATTTTAACCTTTAAAACATTTTCGTTAACCTGTGTATCAAAGCCAGCTTGTTTTTGTGTAAAAGAGATCATATAGGGCTTTATGATCGGATTAATCAAATCCATTTTAGCATCTGTATAATCTTTTACTACAGCATACCCAAGGTGCCGATCCTTAACCTCAACATATTCTTTGGCCCACTTGTAGAAGGTTTTTTCTTTAAATGGTGAAAACTTACTACACCAAAACTGGTGAAATATCTGGCTGTAGCTCTCTGGATGCGGCGTGCCACTTAAAAAGATCATTGGTAAATCGCTGTAGTTGTCTTTTATAAACTTAGTCATTTTATTAGCCTTTGGAAATGCGCCGTTCCTGTGATGTTCGTCTGAAATGAGTAAGTCATATTTACCGATAAACTTGTGCGCAGATTCATTATTTATGGCCTTCAAATCAAAACTAAAACCAAAGCTTTTATAGTCATCTTCAATAGATTTTATAGCTCTTTTTTTAGTCAAGAACAAAACATTTTTGGCGCCGTAAAGTTCTGCTGTATTTAATGCTGTTAGAGTTTTGCCGGTCCTCACTTCCATTGAAAGGTATACAATCTTTTTACCTTGCAATATCTCGCTTGCCTGTTTTGATATATCTTTTTGATATTGCCTTAATTCCATCGGTTAATTTTAAAAGTTTAAACTATCTTCTTTGTCTTGGCTGTTTGTGGCCTCACAATCAAACTGGCACCATCTACCATTATGATCTTTATCTTCTGTATACTTATAGTCATAAAACTTTGAAAACTCTTCTAAGTAGTTTCTAAACTTCTTTTGGCTTAATTTGTATTTGCCATTGCCGTAATCCGGATAGTCTATAATAAAATTGTTATAAAGATCACCTTTATAAAGTCTGGTATTTTTTTCTAAGTTGTCACCATCTTTGGACCACTCGTAAAATTCCATGTTTGTTGTCTTTATGAATTTTCTTGTCTCCAGATTGTTAAAGTCATGCGAAACTAAACCAGTACTTAAATAACCCTGTAGACAGTTAATCATAAAGTTATCAAATTTAACCCAGTCATCGGATCCCCAGTCATCAAATAACATGTGGCCAAACTCATCTTCTGGCGTATACTTTGAGTTAAAATAATCACTCATTTCAACTTCAAATTTTCGTCTATCAAATGAACCACCAACGCCGCCGATAGTATAGTTAGTTGTGATCAAAATTTTAGGGCTTTTTTCTACAGGTATTTTTATTGCATCTTGGCCTTTATACTCCAGCGTTATACCTTCTGTAATTACAGAAAATAAAGATTCAAAACTAAAGTTTTTCTTTACGTCATCAAAAACTAAAACTTGGCTATCTGTAGATACTGTCTGGTATGGAAATGATTTGTTAAACTCAAAAGTTTTTCCATCTATCATTGAGACTTTTTTCATTTTTGAAAGAGCGTTCCAAAGTAACCCCTTACCCGATCCACCATTAGGATTGTCGCTTATGGTTTCGTCGTTTAAAATAATTGCTTTGTTCTTTGAAGATGTTTTGTAACTGTGTAAAAGATAGCCAACAACAGACTTGAAAGAGTTGTATTTGTTTTGATCCCTTCCAGATATAAGCCAAAGAAAAGTTCTAAATTCTGAATCGTGGTGATCGGATCTCACGAAATCTCTATCAATAATTTGATTTTTCCATACAAAACCATCCAGACTTAAATAATCAATTTCTTGTACGTCATCCTTTGTAATCTTTACAGCGCAATTTTTGTAGTACAAAAAACACTCATCCTTTGTATCTTCTTTTATATCTACATTTTCACTCTTTAACATTGAAAGATAATTTATGTTAAAGTAGTTTGGATTGCCGGCCATAAAATCGTAAGGTTTAAAGCCGATCTTTTCCTTATTCAAAAGCTCTTCAAGTACGTAATCTTTTATTCTTTTTTCGTTTGTCTCTTCAATAAGGTTTTGTTCTTTTTTTATAAAAGTAAAGGTACCGCTATCGGTAGGAAAAAACTTTAGGAAATTATTTTGCTCTAGCCAGAATTTATATTTATGTGGTGAAAGTCTGATCTTGTTTTTGTCATCGTAATACCAAAACTCGCTCACCTGTAGATCTTCTTTTATATCTTCTACAACACTGTCAATATTTTTAAGATTAATTTCTTTTTTTATTATAGATAGTTTTTTACCAGATCTTATTTTCTTTTCTATCTCATCTCTAAGCTTATTATCTTCAAAGGCCTTTGTATTAAAATTCTCTGGGTTTCTATCGTATGCAGATTTTACCAGTCTTGAAATCTCGTTTTGTGTAAAGTCAGATTCTACATATTGAAATAAATGATTTTCTGTAGTTGACTGGCTTATACCAAAATCGTGTAAAGCACTGGCAAACATAAACAGATTTGTATTTCTATTTCCTTTGCTTGCACCATGTTTTTTATCAAACCATATTTGTAGCCTTTTTATAATCTCGTGATCAGAATCTAGCCTTACAATTATATCGCTTGAATAACCGCCGATATCTGCGGCATCTTTTTCCTCTTTAGTTTCCCATACTACAGAATCCTTGTTTATATAAATATCTGGATCATAAGATTCAAAGCAAAACCTTGAAACGTCTTTGCCGCTTTTGTCTAAATGCTCATTGTCAAAGTATTTGAATATTGCGTTATAGTACAACTCGTGATCGGCTGCGACTGGCGGTATCTTAATTAAGACTTTTAAGCCATTACCAGAAGGGCTAATAAATGCAGAAAAAACAAAATCAAGATCACAAATAGAATCCTTAAATTCTAAGGCCTCTTTAACCGATTCAAACTTATCAAAATCTAAAATAATTAAACCACTATGTTTTTTTAAGCCAGCCTTTGATCTGTTAGAAAATGTACCACTAAAACAATAACCAGTCAATGAAGATTTTATTGAGCTGTCTCCAGTACTCCTGTATGCCTCTATTTTATCCTTAGAAGCCCCTAGCTTGATTCTTTCCAAGCATTTGAATATATCTCTATTGTATGGGTTATTACTGTCTGTAACCTTCTTAAACGCGCTAACTTCTATATTCATATATCTTTGGAATTAAAAACCCACAAATCAAAAGGTAGTGGGCTTTATCATTGTGGGAATTTATAAAAAATCTTAAACAGCCACTACTCTGCTGCTGCAAAGATAGAAAAAATATCAATATAGGCAACAAAAATAGATTTTAATTTTATTTCGTGACGCTTCGTGACGCTTCGTGACGCTTTATTTTTCAATGTGCCGCGCTCTTAGCACCTGTGTTTATAGGGCCTAAGCCGATTCCGTGCCGCATTGACACATTTTTTTACTTTTTTGCTCAAAAAAAAAACGCTTTTTTGAAAAACGTGTTTTCCAGTATAAGTATAGGAGACTGTCTATCCGCCATGTGCCACAAAAAAACCCTACTAAATTAATAGCAGGGTTTCAAACAAAAGAAAACAAAAGAAAACAAAAATTTATTTAATAGATATAATGTGATCAATTTCGCGTTGTATATAATCTTTAGCTTTTAAAAGATCCTTTAACTCATCGGCTTTTTTGCCAGCCCTACATACATACTTTACAACATTGCCTCTATTAAAATTTAAGCCATAAGACTTGGCAACATCTATAACGTCAAAATCGTTACTGGTTTTATAATGTTCTGGTATCATATATTAAAAGTCTAAATCAGATTCTTGTTCTTGATCAACTTCGACTTCGCTAACATCCTTGGCCTTATAGTTTTCAAAATAAGATACAATATCTTTGTACTTATCATTGGCCAGCTCGTTTTGCTTTGCTGTAAAAGCTTTTCCAATTTCAAAAGTAGGTACTGTGTACTCTGTAGCTCCTTTTTTCTTTTTGTCAAAAGAATTTATTTCAATAAATGAAGATTCACATTTGTTTTCATTTTCGTTCATAAAATCAGAATATGCAGATACTACAGCTCCCTTGAATTGTAAGTTTATAATCTCACCTGTATCGCTTACAGCATAAACAGATCGGTAATACTTACCGCCGGCATCACGAATTTTGCCACGTATTTCAGAATATAAACCTTCTGCAATATCACCGCCTTTAAATGCTTTAACTTTTAAAGTTTCTTTGGATATGAATTTAACTTCATTAGAATAAATACCACTGGAGCTTGCATCGTTCCAGCCCTTTACATTGTGGAAATGTTCAAGAAATTGTACCTTGATAGGAAGTTGTACTTTCACTTGTTCTTTAGCCTCTCTATCGTAGTACGCAAAACATTTGTCATTGCTTTTCCACTCTAGGAATTTTGTTGCTGGGTTTGAACTACCTGTTGTCTCGTTTAAAGATCTTCTACTCATAATATAATTGTTTTAAAATACGGCTAAAAAGCACTAGCCGCTTGTGCATCAATTTAATGTAAATATAATACTTTTATTTGGAAATTACGTTCTGTTTTCGTTCCAATATCTATCTTTTACTAACTGTGCATCTTTTACGCATTTGCAAAGTTTTTGAAATGATTTGTCTTTTTTGTAAAGCTCTGTAGTATCGGGTATAACTTTAAAATCCAATACTTTTAAATTTTGTGATAAATAGTCTTGTAACATTATCACGTCTTTTTTGTCTATTTCTATTGTTGTATTTATTATCATTTTAAGGGTTTATTATAAGGTGAATGTTCATTGTATTGCGAAGTTACATCTAAAATTACAGAGTTTTCCCATCTTCGTCTTTTGGTAACTATTATACCGATATCTTTAAGACTTACTACTTTTTTTTCTTTTCTTTTCATATTTATATTTTTACATATTTAATCCAATTTCCTTTTGCCTCCAAAACAAACTGCTTTTGCATATCAAACTCGTTTTGTTTTTCCTCTTCAATATCTTTTATTAATTGCATCCAAAGATCTTGAAACTTTAAAACTATTTGCTCTCTTTGATCACCTGTCAAATCATATACTTTAAACTCGTCTCCATCTTCAAAATAAAGCTCGTTTATATGTAGATTATCATCGGTAGGTTCCTCAAATGGTGAACACTCACAGTATAAACTCATAAAGTATTTTTTATGCTTTGCGCTCATTGAGATCATTTCTACAGTGTTTGCTTCACTGTGGCCATCTTCTTTTAACTTGTTTAAAAGCTTTAAAAATATCTTATTTGGAACTGTGATCATAATTTTCATTGTGTTTGTTAATTAACTCTTTTGCATCTTCTAAGTATGAAGGTGCCAGATCTTTTAAAACTCCCCTGTTATCTTCTAAGTAACTGAAATAGGTTTCTAGCCTTAACTTCATTGCATATAAAGTTAGGTAATCATCTTTTGGTACTGTAAGTGTATCTTTCATTTTGCTTGTTTAACGTAGTGGTTAATTCCTTACTACATCACAAATGTAAACAAAATTGTTTATAAAAAAAAGGAAAATAAAATAATTCCTATAGAAACCCCAACAACACCGTAGACAAACCTACCTTTTTTTAGGCGCTTTATATCCGATAAATACATATCTTCTTTTATAGATTGTATCTCTGTTTGAGTTTGAAAATCTTTACCTTTAAGATAGATTTGATTTTCTAGTTTTGGTATTATTTTAGTATCGTAATTGAATAAGAGCTTTTCCTTCTGGTCCACGCGGCTGTTAAGTACGCCTATTTGCTCTTTTAAGTTGGTTATTAGGGTATCTTGTGTTAAAAAGCCCCTACGGTATTGCTCGTATACATTTAGCCGATAATAGGCTATGCTGGTGCTGTCAGTTTTTGGTATACTCAACGATGGCTGCGATACTATCGAGTTTATGGTAAGGCAATATAAGATCACGTATACTGGCCATTTGATCTTTAAGCAAAGTATTTTTTTTAAGTATATCATAATATTTTTTTTTAAAGCCGTTATCTATAAATACAATCTCTTTATTTTCCTTGTCTACATTGTTAATCTCATCCTGTAAACATTGTATTTCGTTACGGTCCTTTTCCTGTTCTTTTTTTAGGTTTGATATTCTTTGCTCTTGAATATCTTTGTACTGGCTTGATCCATTGCCGGAAAAAACTAACATCAAGATCAAGACCAGTATAATAATATATAAGAAATTTTTGCTCATCTTAAAAGTATTTTGGGCTTATAACCTTGCTACCATCGGATCTATAGTTAAAAATATAGTAGCCCCTTTTTCCTCTCTGAAAATTTGTTTGCACCCACTCACTGCTAGGGCTTAAAGCTGGGTAGTTATAATAATCAAATTTATCGCTCGTGCTGCTATCAAGTATATCTTGGTGACTATCTCCTTTGCTAAACTCAATTTTAACGCCTTTTTGCATTAAATAGTTTTCGTCTATATAATTACTAATTTTCTTTTCCTGTTTTGGATCAAGTATCGGTTTAAATCCAAATTTAAGATGTTTGCCGTCTTTACCATGTGTAAGTATAAAACAATTATTTTCAATGTTATAATGATTTATAAATGATCTAAAATTAACGACCTCCACGTTTTCATGCTTGATCTCTGTTATCTTTTTAAATGCAGAATTTACCACGTACCCAAAACTTCCAGCGTGATTGTCATTACATATATTGTGGCAAATAATTTTATCGTAATACTTTGCCAGAGAATCTACCATCTTTATTTTAAACCCAATACCGATATCAAAAGCTTTTTCGTTATCCATATTTTGCGGTAGCTTATGGCCCTTCCTTGTTGTCTCGCCATCCCAGCCATCCATAAAATCTCCTAACTCATCAATTATTAAGGTATTGCTTTTTTGCTGTGATATAACAGACTGTATAATATCTTCAAGTGTATTTTCTATCTGTTTTTCGTTCCAGTCAGTAGCGTACATTGCGTGACCGTTTTCGTTTGTCTCCATACCAATATGAACATCGGTATAAACAAGCCTGTCAAAAGCAAAACTATATTCTTTAGGATTTTTTTCTATTGATACTCTTTTACAGTATTTCTCTATTATAGGATCAAAGTTTATTTCCTTTACTTCGTCAATTACATCTTTTGGCACCGTCTGGATCCACTGCTGGCCGGTAGACTTTGACGTACTAATTTTTGTTATCTTGAAACCTTCCGGTACATCTATAACAGGATTTTGTAACTTTTCCGTAGAGGATATAACATTTCCTTTTTTGTCTTTTTTTATGATCGTTTCTACAAAGTGGCCTTTGGAATCATTTAACCTGTAAGCTGTTAAAATATCGCATTGCTCCTGTGTTAAATAGTATCTGGCCTGTGTTCTGCCCTCCTCACTACTTTTTACCTTTAATTTCAAGTACTCTGCCTCGTGATCATATAATCTTAATCTTAGCTTCATAACTTATTTTATTTGGGTTAAAAATTCCTTTATTATATAAGCCATCTTTTCCGCAGATCCTATCTTGGCGCAATCGTCATCATTTGTACCAAAAAATGGTTCTATAAGTATAACCGGTGCCTTTGGATAGTAAACAGAAGCGAAGCCCCTATCTTTTTTATTTACAAGCGCCTTAACGCCTCCATTTCTTGATTTTATACCAGTAATACCACATACGGTATCGGTAAAAATATGAGCAAACTCTTTGCCTTTTTTGCTGTTAAAATAGTATAGGGTTTCACAGCCGTTTGCTTGTGGCGTTGCTGCGTTAAAATGTAGTTCTATAACCAGATCAAAATTAAACTTGTTCAGTTTGCTGGCCGTCTCTTTGATTCTTTCGGTGTAGCTACTTACATTTGAGTTGTGATAGAAAAGATTTAATTTGCCTGTCTTATACTCCAAGTGTTTTATTACATCGGTATAAAAGTCAAATTCGTTTGCAAATAGATAAGACGAAAAGGCACCCTTTGATTTTTTGTGGTGCCCAATAACAAAAGCTATATTCATAATAAATTGGTTTTTAATTTATTACAATATACAAAAATAATACAACTTTAATTTATTTAAGATATTTTTTTAGAAATAATCTTAATGATCAAAGCTTGTATTGCCTTTACAAATACAATTATGCGCCCCCACAAAAACAAAATAGCAAGGCAAAGAAATATCCAGTTTACATTGGACCATACATCGGCTTTA